TCCAAAACCTCGCGGGTTTGTACGTTTTCTGTTTGGGCCTGGGCCAAAACTTCGACAAACTTACGCTTGATCTTCTGCGGTACACCGCGAACAAGCCATTGGGAAACGCCACCGTTATGCAACGGGATCAACGCTTCTGCCGTTGGGTTTTCGGTCGGTAATATCTCGACTTCCACCAGTTCTTCAAAAAACGCGTGAGCATCAAGCTCTTCCTTGCTTGGCATACCCGAACGGATATCCAAGGCCGCCAATGCTTCCCGATCATCGAACTCACCACGAGCCGCCAGATCGACGCTATTTTCACCTGTCGATAATTCGGCAACATCTTTGCCGGTCATCGAAACTCTTTGCCTAGCCATCGTAACCTCTACTTAGCTGATAAAAAAAAAGCGTGGAGGACCATCCCCCACGCCTTGTATTATACCCTAAAATTCAGTGCCTTAGATTGACAGAGAAGTTAAGGGCCGACTCGGTAATGCCGCGCAATCCGCAATGTCTGTTGCAATGCTTGTTGCGTTCCAGTTGGTCGAGCCGAACGTAAATGTTCCCGTACTTGATCCAGCAGGATTATGAATAGTCGCATAAGCTACCGGCACAATGACATCTGTATCGATGTGCGGGAAATGCAATCCGTTCTGATCCGTAAAGGCGCCTGCCGAATCGGTATCCACCGCGTCGCCGACGACACACACTAGCGTTTCAGTACCGGAAATATTCATCAAGCCGATGACCATAACCGCCGCCTGCCCGGTCGTGGACGTAGCCACAAGGGTATGCGTCGCGCTATCAGCGGTACCGTCGCCCAGATACTTTGCAAACGCTTTAGCGCCTGCCGAAAGGGTCGCTTTCTTGCCATCACGCGCAACGGTCACAATACCGCCTGTCGCAACCGCAGTTATTGTGATGGTCGTAGCGGCCGCAGTCAATGACGCGGCAACCAGACCAAGGAAATTAAAGGCAAAGCCTGTTAAGTTTTTCATCTTACCACCTACTTAGATTTGAGTTAAAACGGTCCGGTATTTAGCCGGACCATTCTGTTATTGATCTGCTAATTACAGATCAGTTACGCCGACTTCCAGGACGCTCAACCAACCTGGGTTCAGAATCTCCGCACCCATGTAGAATTTAGCGCCGATGTAACCGCGTTGTCCCAACGGATCGTTTTTGTCTTTCACGTTAGGCGGCAAGAACACCGGATCGATAACGGCTTGGCCGCGCAGTTTCAGACAAGCGAAGGCGTCCTTCGAGATGAAAGCGATTGGGTAAACGTCTACGTTGGTAGAGTTCGCTTTCAAACCAGTAGCGCCGACCGCGACACCGGCATCGATGTACGGTTGCAGTTCTGGAGACAACACGAAACGTACGTTCTGCCAAGTTCCCAACTCATAATCGGAAATGGTTTGGCGAGAGCCGTATTCGGCCACCGGATGGAAGTCAGTCAACTGACGCAAATCGTATTCCAGGTCGGTATGCGCGAAAGCCACGAATGCCGCTTCAACTGGAACGGTCGCCACGTTGGTAGACGGCGAAAGGATGCGTGTAATCTTTGTGGCATGGTTAGCCGAAAGAGTACGCACAACGCCGGAAATCAACTTGGCATGGATCGCACCAGTAACCAGTGAACGAGAAGCAACGGTCGCACCCGCCGAACCCCCATAGGTTTTGCTGGTGGCGCCTTTCATCTTGCCGTAAACGACCAGCTCGCGGACCAAGCCCATACGCTCGCCAACTTGCTCTTTCATTGCGGCTGAGATGTCATCCTCGAACAAGTCATAGTCCTTGTCGGTCAAGGAGTACAGTGCAGAATATTGATTCAGCACGATGGTAACATCACGCGGAGACAATGTGTCGGCAGTAGGAGTAACGCCTTCAGTCGTCAAATGCTCCATCGCAAAGCCATCAGCGGCGTTACCGCCTGTACCAGGAGACTGCGTAGCGAAGAAATTGTTAGGATCGGCAACCGACGCGCCGTAGGGAACCCACGAACGAACGATCAGATTGTCGGATTTATTGCGGGGCATGTCCATATTACGGACGGCGATGTTTAAAACTTCGCTTGCCATTGCATGACCAATGATCTCGCCGGCAAGTTTGCCAATACGAGCGTCATTGTTGTTATACGCTTGAATACCCATTGTGATTACCTCTAAAACATATACCGATAACTGGCATCGCAACACCAGTTACCATGTTAAGCTACCCGCTTCGTATTGCCGGGCAGCCGGTTAATACACCTTTATCTGTGGTGTCGTTGAGCTACGACATTTTTCAAGCCCTGGTTGAAAGCATCATCGTAATTTACCGACCCGTGATTGCCAGCCGAACCATGACGAGGCGATATGTTATCTTCAAGCCGACGACGCTTTTCGTCTGCCGCTTGCGACCGTCCATCGCGCCACGATTTAAACTCGCTGATAGCCGAAGCCATCTTCACTCCATCCCAGCTTGTCTGCAACGCCTCAACCGCTTCCGGTCGTAAGGTTTGCGTCCACTTTGCGAAATCCTCGGTATTTACAACATTGCGCCAATCTTTGTGGGCTATGTCGAGCAATTTCAGTTCAAATTGTTTCTGGATGCCATCCAGCTTTTCTTGCATCTGCTGTTCGGTAAAACCGCCACCGCCCAGTTCCAGGCTTGCAAGGTCTTCGGCGAATGCTTCCGCAACGCCTTCATCATCGAAATAGGACGCGATCTTTTGGAATTTATCCTTGGATACGTTCAATCTCGAACCGCCTTGACCAACCCTTTCCCGTAGTTCGTTGATGGTTTGTTGCATATGGCCGATTGTGCCGAACGCCTTATCATTAATGCTCTTCATGCGCGATTCAAGATCATCAACTCGATTGGCTTTATCAATCAAAGCCATCAGTTGATCCTTGGTTACGCCGGAGAACAGACTGTTTAAGTCGTTGTCATTCTCGGTTCTGCTCGAACCTGACTCAAGTTCCTGGCCTTCCAGGACTACATTAAGGCCAGACTCAAATGCCTCTCTCTGCTGATCCTCTAAACTTGGTTCTCCCTCGGCGTCTTGGTCGAGTTTATTTTCCAAATCTTCGACGGATGCAAAAAAATTGTCATCGTCTTTTTCATTGCCTTCTAAGCTCATTGTCTTTTCCCGTAGCTAAAAGTTATCGGTTAATGTTTTTCAGTCGTCACCGGCTGAATCTGTACTCGAACTGACCCCCAATGAAAGGATCAGTCGAATTTGTTTTGCTCGGCCGCGTAATACGGCCGTCTGCAATTCGGTATTGCTCGCCTTTTCCAAGTCGCTCCTTATTCTCTCCAGGCTTGACTCAAGCTCTCGCTTGACCTTTATCCAGGCAGACGAGTCTATTTCGTACTTGGTTAAAAGGGGTTGCTTTACATTTGCCATATTATAACACCATGAATCAATGATTTAGCGTTGGTACGCCTGACCCGCCGGGGCTTGCCCTACCGGTTCCGTTTCTGGCATAGAAACCTGCTTGGCTTTTCCAGTCATCATTGACAGTTCCTTTTGTGTTTTCAGTTTCATAGTATCCGAGGCAAGGGAAGCTTTGATGGAATCCAGGCTTATCTGTTGAGACTGCGACAACTCCATCATCTTCATTTCGTATTCCATCCGCTTGAGCTTTTCTTGATGCTCCTGCTCCATGCGCTGCATCTCCAGCTTCAATTGCATGTTGCTTTGATCGGACTGCCGTTTGAACTCCAATTCCTGCATATCGGATTGTTGAACCAATTGCGCCTTCTGCATCTCGCCTTGCTGTTTGAGCTGGGCAACTTCCAACTGCCCCTCCACCCTTGGGTCTTTCGGCGGGTTCTTCGCCAGCGCTTCCATCTTCTGTTTGTATTCCTGGTCGGACATCTGGACGCGTTCCGGCGATACCTTGATGGCTTTCAGGAACTCTGTCATCAGCTTTTCCTTGCTCAGTTTTAGTTCTGGATCGTTTGCCATCTGCATCATGCCCATGATGGCTTGATTCTGCGCGTCGCGTTCGTAGAAGGATGTCGAACCAAGGGCGTCAACAGTGTAATCCCCCTTCGCTGAATCGTCCTCTCCGTAAACCATAAGCCATTCGTAATACCGAAGGATGTGCGGTTCGATAACATGGTCGTCCGATATCTTGGCGATCCGGCGCAATACCGATGAAGCATTCTGGTTAAGAATCTGCATACCGCCAACTGTCTCGGTCGCGGCGCCTTGTTGCCCCTGAAGGATCAGCGGCATACTGGTCGAACGCTCGGCGAAGTCTAGCGCCAATTGAATGATAGCCTGCAATTCCTGCTGTCTGGTCGGGAACTCGAACGTCATAAAGGCATGGGCCACTTCCTGTATGTCGGCCTCGCCGTTCATGCGCCAAATCTTGAATGGCGTGATCTCCCAATTGTCGTCTGCCGGGTAAATGCCCGCGTCATTCATAACGATCTGTGGACCCGCCGCAATCCCGGCATTGTCCATCAAGTTACGACACGCCGCGTTAATCATGCGTTGAGATGTACGGACTTGACGCGCTACGCCATGACCAAACCAACTTCCGGCAACATAGGTCCAGCGCATCACATCGTAAGGGAACTCGCCCGAATCGAACACCGAGATAGACGCCTTGATGATCCTGTCATTGACCATGACGATCTGGACGGGATAAAGCCCGTCCAGGTTTTGCTGTTTTTCTGAGCATTTACAACCGGAAACCAACATATCTTCCTTTGTTGCAAAGCCATAGTAATACCAGACCTCGAACATTTCATTGTCCTTAACGATCTCCCGGCGTCCCGTGTCCAGGTTACGTCGGCCCGGTCCTTCCTTAAGAACCTCATCGATCTGGGTATCCAGGTATCCCGTACCTTTCATATCCCGCAGTTCACGCGCCGAGATATCGCCACGCTCGAAGATATAACGCCCGTTATGGATATTGTCACCACAAGACGGGTCTGGATAGATGTTCCAAATATCGACCCAGCGTGAGGCTGGCTTGATTTCATCGCCGATAGTCAAGCTCATGCCGCCTTCTTCGTTCTTCGTTACCTTCCGGCTCTTACGCTTTACAGGATACGGGCCTTTTAGTACGGCCGCGCCAAGTTTCGCGCATTGCTCTATCTGCTTTCTAAATTCTGTATGCCACCGCGATTCGCATAACCAATCCCATATCTGTTGTTCGGCCCGCGAGGCTTTGCTTGCCATCGCCGTTACGAAATCATTGGCCGCTTTGCCGACTGACATATGCCCTCCAGGCATCATGGTTTCGTAATCGTACATCATCGGCCCAAGCTCAGGGATCGGAGTCGGCTTGATGCGGAATGGTTTGTCGTCTGTTGGAAGGAGTATGTCGGCCACCCTGGCAGACGCCATGTTGACGTAAGGCTGAGTTATGTTTACAAACACCGTACTTTTAACGCT